TATGGTTGTGATATTTTATTTAATGAATAATTACCGCCACCAACTTTATTATATACTTTAATTTCTATAACGTTTAAAACACCACCAACATTATTTATATTTTCCAATAATTGTGCCATATATATATTATCACCCATTTCCCAATCATGGACATTAAAATATTTTTTAACATTATCTATTACATTATTAACAATCTCACCCTCATTAAAGGCTTTATCAACAAAAACATCTATATCAAAAGCTAAATCAATTATTTTACCGTCTCTAATTGTAACATAATCATTTATCATTCTATAGTCAGACAAAAATGAAGCAATATTTTCTTTTAAGGTATTTGTTGATTGATTACTTAACTTACCGTTAGCATCTAAACCTATAGTTACAACCTCTACTTTGTTTTGACTTTCTGACACACCCATTCTAAATGGTATACCGAATTTTCCACCCATTTTAAAAATAGTAGAATAATAATCTTTTATCGTTACGGCTCTATTTTGTGAGGCAAAATTATATTTTGTCATTTGTCTTACTTCCTCTATTGATGGTGCATCCTTGCCACCAAAAGCAGGAAATGAGTTAGATACCTTCAATGATTTTCTAACATTCTTAACAATTGTGGCATTAGTACCACTATTATACATTGTAAATACCCCAGGTGATGTAAACACGTTTGCACCAACATTACCCGCCGTACCACCACCAGTTCTATATCTAATAAAAAGGGTTTCACCAACTGTGGGTATTTCACCCAAAGCTGTTGTATTTATAAAATCACCTATTTTTAATACAAAACTATTATTAGAAAAATTAGATAATAAATCTTCATCAGCCGTACCACTACCAAATGTTATTTTACAAAACCCATTATCTGTAAACTCTTTTATAAACCTTTTTGTTGTTGATACCCATTTGCCTGGAACAATACCACTATTATCACTATTTCTTGTATCATCTTGTATGAAAACTTTATCTTCAGCTAAAGAATCCATTTCATACCATTTTAAATCACTATTAGTGTAATCTTCTAATGTTGCGGTATTACCTTCTTTTGTTATAGTATTTTCTATCGATATTATATTTGAATCTGGTAAAATTACTTGTAAAAATGGTATAAAATCAGAGTCACTTATTGTTTTCTTAAACTCTCTTGTAACTCCCTGTACAACAATTTCTCGTTTAACTATTGTATAATTTTTTTTTTTTTGATTTGCGTCAATATTTGGTAATATTAGTCTATTTGGTACACCCCCAGAAGAATAAGCTGAAGAAAAATCTATATCTTCCAATGTTTCAAAGGTTTGTCCAGCACCAATTGCTTGTGCACCATACCTTAATATTGGTGCGTATCTAATATCCCATGTATCACCTCTTACTGGTACTTCTACAGAAAAATCCGCTAACGTTATACTTGGTCTTTTATTAGGTATCTTTAACCCTAATGTTCTAGCCATAGCTAAAACTGACCTTTTTTCCTGTGCGTAATCTATTTGTGTTTCATTAAACATCCTATCTGTATTATAAGATAACATATCTCCTACAGCCGCATTTAATTCAATTAACATTGTTCCCACAGAGGCATCATTAAAATCTTGAAATAAATCTGGATAATACTGTTTAACAAAATTTATTAATTCTGTTCTTATGTCCGCAAAATTTCTAGCGTCATATTTTATTTTTCTGGCCATTTTCTTTTTTTTATAGTTCTATTATGACAAAATCACTGGAAGAGAAAGCGTCATCCGATACATTATAGTCCACTCTAACAACCGCTAAATGTTCATTACTATCACTTCTTTCAACTTTGAGTTCTGTTATTTTTAGGTTTGGTATGTACTTATCTATAGAGCTTTGTATTTCACTTTTAATACCTGTATGTGTTTCAAAATCATTTTGTTCAAAAATATATTTACGTAAATTAGTACCAAAATCTGGTAAATATAATCTTTCACCCCTATTTGTCATTAAAAGATGCATAAGGTCAGCCTTTATAGCTTTTTTTGTTGTTTTATTCATTTCCAAAAATTTACCTTTAGCATCATCACTAAAAGGGAATTGTATGTTTATAAAAGTTTCTCCCATATCCTTTTACTAATAAATATTCAACTATATAATTTATGTTAGAATTATAAAATGTAAATTTTGGCATTAAAAAACCCCCAATATATATGGGGGTTATCTATCTACACATCTATTCCTTGTTTTTTTATATCTTCTACTAATAACTTATCTATTTTTTTACCATATAATAATAAACTAAATAAAACTAACCAACGTATGTAACAAAAACTATAGTTACTTTTATAAACAACTATTTCCTCATTATTATCATAATACTTTAAAAGACAATATACTCTATGATGGCCATCTAGTAATATATTGTTTTTAGTTATTGTGGGGTATTTATTACCTATTGGGTTATATTTACACTCGCTCACCTCTTTTTTAAGTGTATACTGTTCAGATGTCCATTTTTGGGTATTATCCTTGTGTAAAGAAAAATGAAAACCAATATCACTTATCTTAATATTCACTAATTGTTTATCTTCAGTTATATATTTAATCCATTCCTTTAATAAAAACCTTTTTAACATTTTAATTTTAAATTTTAGGCATAGTTACATCAATTTCACATTGTCCACCAGCACACGCAAGTTCACCACTTAAATCTGTATTATCTTCAGATTCAACAATTTTACTTAAATCTACATTAATTAATGATTTCATCATTTCTTCGTAAACCTCTTTTGTACAATCCTCAAATGGTGCGTGTTTATATGTATGGTTTGAGTATGGTAAAACTGATAAACCATTATAATATTCTCTATTTTCCCACATCCATTCCCCAGCTAGACCCCAATCCTCATCTTTAAGTGATATTGTTGCAGATACATTATGTGTGTTTGAACCCTTTCTATGTCCTGGTTTAACCCATTCTTGTGATACCCTTTTTACCCTATCTAATAATTCAAATGGTGATTCAGTTCTTAATATCGCCCCTTCTGGTGCTTTTTGTGGCACCCCTATAACAGCCGTATCATGTGGTCTATAATATTCATCTTCTATTAATTCTTTATGATTATTTTTAAGGTGATAATACATAGATTCATTCTTACCAACCCTCACCCTTCTTATATAATAATCATTATGCCATGCATGAATACCAGATGATGTACCCAATGTTAATGATGTTGTTCCAGCTGGTTTAACTGTTGTACACCTTGCTGCCTGATTAATACCAATTAATTTAGATATTCTTATGTTTTCTCTTTTCACAACACTCGCTGCCTTAGACATATCATACCCTAAAACCATTCCACTACCAATACCTGTCATAGATACACCAATTAAAGCCTCTTTTTCTGTCGTCTCTCTCCATTCTTCTCTTAAATAATGAAAGTCTGTATAACCAGCCTGTAAAGTCCCAATAAAGGCCGCAGCTTTAACCCTTTCATTTAAATCTTCTTGTGATTCTATATTTGAAACATTTACTTCACATAAATTACAAAATTGATGTGGTCTCAAAGCTATCTCACAACAATTCCCAGTTACAACCTTCGCTAATTGGAAACAGTGTGTATCGTCCTGAACGGATATATCCCACACGTCCTCGTATAAATCAGTTTTTTCTACTGAAATAACCTCAACTTGGTTATTGTCTTTCGTGTTTTTAAATTTATACCCATCTAATGTGTCTTGTTTATGTTTAACGGACAGATTAAATATATTCATAAATTGTTTAATCGATTGGTTTTCGTTGATTCTTAAATCATATCGACCAAACATCTTACCATTTAACTTACTTAAACCGTGTTTTATTGTAGTTTTTATACCATAAAACCCCAATAATTCAGACATATCATTCACTAATTGTTTATGTTTACTAACTAAAACAATTCTCTTTTTGGTCGTAGACACATGTCCATCTGATGAGAATAAACCATCAACTAAACCTTTTCTATATGACTCAGAACCCGTCCAAACAGCTTTAGGTAGACCATTATTTTTATCTACTACACCAAATGTTTTAATATATTTATCAACCAATTTATTATTTATCCCAATTTCCTTAGTATGTGTGTCTATTAATATTTGTAACATCTCTTCCCCTTCCTCATCAACAACTCTTCGATGTCTGCGTTTAAAATTACCATTAAACGTTGGCACGTTATCTTTAATAGTCGTAGTTAATCTTTCTGATATATTAGTTTCATCGTCCAAATCTGACACAATCATACCATATTCTGAATGTTCTTTACGATTACTAACCCAACCGTCACCTAAAATCCACCCACATAAGAATCCGTCGTCTTGTGTACCTAATTCCCCATCAAAAAGTTTTGTTTCTCTTAAAAACGGTAATTTTGAACCAACTTTTACGTTAGGTGTGTTCATTTTTACATATTTACTACCATCCCATATAGGCCATTCATGTTCCTTAGTCGCATAATATTCAGTACCATCTTTAAGTGTTAATTTCCATAAATTTTGGTCTCGTCCTGATAGCCAACATTTAGCATTACTAATTTCACCATTAAGGTTTTTTACTTTAAAAGTTTTATCTTGTAACTCCTCAATAGGGTATACACCGTCAGTGGTTAATACTTTAGTTCCCACTCTTAATGACGGGTTTGTACCCCAATCCTTATCATTTGAAAAATAGATACCAGGTTCTCCAGCTCTAGATAATTCAACACGTTTCCATATATCTAAAAAGAACTCTTTTGTTACTTTATGTCTCATTAAAACTGCTGAATTATTCGCTCTACCTCTTTGTGGGTTACGTTCCCACCAATCACCGGTTTTACAACTAATCATACCTTTATCGTCTGCTGAAAATAATGATATTAATGCTGCCCTTCTAATACCACCAGCTAAAACAGCGTCAGCAATATAACAAACAATATCGTGGGTTTCTAATGGTGTTAATTGGTCACCGTCTTCTTTGTCACTAAGAAGTCCCTCAATTTTAAGTAAACACTCTTTAAGTGGTTGTGGACCTGGTGCTTTACCACCAGATGTAACTAACATTGCCCCCTTTGGTCTAATGTCTGAGAAATCAAATTCAACACGTGAACTTCTACCATTCATATATGATTTTAATAATACCTTTATTGAATCAGCCCACCCTTCAATAGAGTCACCAATTAAAAACCTTCTTTTTCTTTTAGAATATGGTCTATTTATTGGTGGTAATTTTTCAACATGGTGTTTTTGTACTGAATATCCCACGCCAGTACCACCTAGTAGAAGAAACATACACTCACTAAATGAATCAATATGGTCGATTGGCATATATGCACAATTATAAACTCTATTAGGACTTATTTCTATCGGTTTCCCACCAAACTGCATTGACCTCATCGATGGCAAAACTTTTTTATTATACACTAATTCATACACACTATTTATTTCATCTTTTAACTGCGGGTATCGCTTAATATGCATATTCTTATTACGTAGAACTAATTCTTCCCACGTTTCTCTTCTTTGTAACTTTGGTATGTACTTAGCGTATTTCATATAGACAGTTATGTCTGATAGAATCTCATTTGATAATTCCATATTTAAATTTTTAAAATTTTAGTATTATTGTGTACGATTATGCTTGAGTTCCTTAGCTCTTTTTATTCGTTCACGAGCCTTCTCCTCTTTTTTGTCTTCAGATTTTCTTTCGTACCCAAGAAAAGTTTCTGAAGTCTTTGTATCTATGTATACTTTACCGTTATTAAATGTACAGTCTTCAAATATAACACCGTCTTTACCAAATCTAGATTTTAATATAGCTATTGTGGCTCTATCATTTTCTTTCTGTGGTAAAGTTCTGGCCACTGACATAATAAAATGTCCTATTTGTGCCTTCTTAATTGAACCCCCCATTTGGTCTCCTGTAACAACATCTGATGATATCGAACTTCTATTTCCTTGTACTGCTGTCCATCCTACCATATTATATTCAGATAACATTGATTCAAAAGCTCTCATAACATTACCCTCACCACCCCATTCATCATTATATTTTCTACCAGAGTCAACACAATCTATATAATCCAATATAATTACATCTGGTTTAAACCCAGTGGTTATTAAATGTCTAACATATGATTTGATATTATTAATAGTTATACCCTCTGATGAAAATTTTTTAATAATTAAATCATTTTCCTTTCCATTTGTTTTTTCCTTAACACAGTCTAAAACCTCTTCTTTTCTATCTGATAATTCATTTAACTCTATACCTGACCAACAAGACGCATGTTTTCTTCTAATAACATCCTCAAGGTCTTCAAAAACAATTTGTAAAACATTATACCCAACATTATAAGCAGTGTTAGCAAATTTGGTTAAAATTGTGGTCTTACCAACACCATATGGTGCTAACACAACCCCAAGTTCACCCCTCGATAATCCACCATCAGTAAGTTCATCTATGCCACTTATTCCAGTAGGGACTGGGTGTCTAAAATCTTTTTCCAACACTTTTTCAAAATCATTTGATATG